AAATATTTTAGAGAAATCAACCGAGTTGTTTGGCGTGCCGGGTATATTTTGCTTGCCAGAAATAACAACACCGTAGCGAACCGTACCACCCCTGACTGTGATTTTAAAAACAGGCTGACACAAAAAACCCCTGACAGAATATCGTTTTGATCCGAGCACCGTGATGTCTTCTGTGCCGCCAAGGCTGTAAGCCTCTCCCTCTTCCGCACCTACAATCGATTCCGTGATGTCAATTTTTATCGAGGCCCCTGGGTCAATCGCTGCGACAAACACAGTCATGACGATCGTGTCACACTCGGCGTAGACGTTCTCTGTGTGAACGCCAACATCTCTTGTCGCCAACGGCATGATCGTATGCGTTTGATAGAGTGAGAGCTTTGTAGCCACGTCACGACTCCCAGTTAAAAGAGGCGGGGTTAAGTTTCCCCGCCCCTCTCGTCAGACTATGAAACCATATTAAAGAGCGGCTTTGATTCCGTACACAACGCTTTTTTCGGCAGCCGATTGAGGCAATCCGACAAAAGTTTTGCGTTGGTAGCTTGCCAGCAAGAAACGGTCTTGCATCGGCAAATCAGCCTGCGCCTTAACCACGATTGGACGTCTTTGGCCAACATAAAAACGTGCTTTGTTGACGCACAGCAGACCTGTGTAAGAAGACGTTACACCGTCATACACGCCGCTAGCGTTAAGGTCATCACGCATGTACTGGCTAACAACGATTTTCATGCCAAGGATTGTTCCCAGTGCGCCTGTGTTGATGGTCGCCATCGGGCCATATTTTTCCATTGTCAAGACTTCGCCGGTTGCCAAGAGCTGGCTGTAGCCGCTTGGAGAAACGACCAACATCAACTCGCTTGGGTTGACGCCAAATTTTGCCATCTGAGCTCTTAGCTTGCGCAAGTGAGCGACAGACAAGACACCGCCGTTGATGGTCGAGCAGTCGAAGGTTCCGCCTGCAGCCGAGTTAGCGATGGCAAGCTTACGAAGGCCGTCCCATGCTTTCTCTGCAACGCTTGCGCTCAAGGCTGCCGTATCGCTATCGATATGCGTGCCAGTTGCGCCGTTGATGATCGCAGCTTCTACCGCACGAGCTTGAGCCGAGATGACTTCTTGGCGAGCCATAGCGAGAAGATCGACGACCGAGTCTTCTGTCAATTCTTCTGGAAGTACGTAGTACTCAGAAAACTTTTTAGCCGACATGCTAAGCTGTGCGGTTTGGAAGTTTGCATCGCTTTGTGCTACGCCTTCTGCCACGACGCGAGCCTTGGTGACGGCTTTTTGTACTGGCAAAATGAAAGGGTTGGTCGGCATGGCGACGGTGCGGAAGTTTCCTTCGACCACGCGCTCAAGCTCGTACTCAGAGATGTAGTTTTGGCTGATGGCAGTGGGGATCCACTCAAGGCCTGCGCCAGAGCTAGAACCAAAAGACTTAGTCATCGGGATCAAAACTTCTTTAGCGTAGTTGGTGTCGTAGATGTTTTTAACAGCTACAAGGCTTTCACCTTCGTCGCCACCTTTGGCGCGACCGTCGACGTTGCCGCTCATGATTTGAGCCGAGAAACGTGCGATATCGACAGCTTCTTTAAGGTTGCGAACGGCACACTTTAGTTCCACGGGAACATGGGTGTACTTCGTGTCGGCCGTGTTGACTTTCAACAGGTCTTTTGCAGTGCTGCAACCAAAGGCTGCCATGGCACGGCTTTCAACGCTGTCTGAGCGTCCACCGACGACAGGGGCTGTCAGGGCTTTCGCCTTTTCAGCTTCCAATTCTTGTACGCGAGCTTCCGCTGTGCTCACGCGCTCAGCAAGAGATTTAGTCTCTTGGAGCAACTCATCTACTTGCTTCGTGACTTCCATGTTTTCCTCCTGGATATAAGTGAAGTCGTTAATAAAGACCCAGAGCGTCATGCTCCAAGATGTTCACCGCGTTGATTATTTCCGCGCGGTTTTTTTTACTTTCTCAAGCGTCGCCTTGATCTCGGCTAGCTTTAACTCTAACAGTTTAGTCGCGGCATCCTCTTCGCTTGAAGTTTTGCCACCCGCATCACTCGGGGCTACCTCGGACTCCGGTGCGGTGCTGGGAGACGCCTCGACGGCTTCCTCACCAGGTTTTTCCTCCTCAGGTTTTTCTTCGGCCTCAGCCTCAACCTCCTCGGCTGCAAGGTATTGGGTCATCAAAGCATTCAGCTTTTGAACTTCACCAATCAAGGCCGCCATCAGCACATTATTTTGCGTCATGATCGCTTGAATGTCGGTCTGCACGGTCATCTCGGGGGCTTTGGTGGCCACGCTTGACGCCAGTTTTTCCTCGTCCTCTGCGTCCACTTTATCCTCTGGCTTTTTATATTTCTTTGGTTTGGCAGGCTTTTCGTCTTCATCGTCACCGTCGGGATCCATGTCTGGACCATCCTCGGAGGGCTTAGCCTTGGCCTCGGGAGACTCGTCGTTGCCGTCGTTAGCTCTTAAGTCTTCTAGCATGCGCTGGGCTTCGGTTGTTACCGCCTCGGGCACACCGTCGGCGTCACCGGCTAAGATGTCGCGCAGCTCGTCTCTCGTCAGACCGCACGCCTCACACAGAGCCAGGATGCACTCCTCACGTACCGCGCCGAGGTTTTCCATGGCGTCTAGCGTGTCTTGCAGTTGAAGCACCGGCTCACTGGCGGCCTTAGCCTCCAGAAATTTTCTGCGAATATTTTTAAGGCTACCTGCTGCGGCAAGATCTTTCATCGTCACGGCGAAAAGGCTCTCTTGATTCATCGGTATCGAGACGACCGACACCTCGTAAAGCTCGGCAGCTTTGATGGTATTGACGCCGTCTTTAGTTTTTTCAGAGTCTTTGGCGGAAAAGCCCACGGAGAAAGCATTGATCATGCCTTCTTCAATCATGTCACGCACGTAAGAGACCATGGAGTCCCGGGACTTTGAGATACGGGCTTTGACGTGTAGGCCGTCTTCTTGAGGCTTGATGTCCACCGCACGGCCGATGATTTTGTCGCGGTCGTGATTATAAAGCAGCACCGGGTTTTTCACATAGTTTTTAAGATCCCACGCCTTCGGGTCAATCATATCGTTGCCACGGTCGACTACGGCCTTGTTGGCGACGCCCTCAATATACATGTAGCCGTCCGAGGCGGCCTTGACTGTGAACGGAATAAACTTCTTCATCTTATCGATCTCCCTCTGGATCTTTGGGTGTAAGGTCGCCCCAGTCGATGTCGTCGACCTGGTCGGCGGGTACGTTCACCGCATCACAGCGGCAGTTAATCGTCTCGGCAGGATCTCCGGCTGGGTCACGCGGAAACTGGAGTCCATTGGTAAAAGTATTGTCCCAGTCCACCATCTCGCCTTCGACGTCCGCGTGAGTCTCTCTGACGCGGTCATCATTGGCTGTGATCCAAACTTTTTTTAGGTTGGGCACATAACGTGCCACGTCTTGCGTACAGGCCGCTTGCCCCAGGCTTGCAGCGGTGAGGGTCTCTGTGCGTACGATGGTGTTGATGCGGCCCTCGAGGTTGTCGCCGTCAAGCACCGTGTCCATGATGTTTGACGCAATCAATGTTGCGCTATCACCGCGAGCCAGCCCGTCATCTACGGCCGTCATGATGCGGTCCGTTGTCGTAGCGTTGAGGTTTTTAAAAGTGGATAGGCTTCTTGTTTCAAGCATCGCACGACGTTTATTGTCGTTGCGAAGGCGCAGCGCTTCAATCGCTTGCTCGTTCGGGTAATCAAAGGCAAAGCGCAACTCCCACTCAGCGTCGTAGCCAAGCTCCACGGAAGCCTTGAGGCTATCAACATAGCCGTCCATGTAGTCTTCACGCATCGAGTCCAGGGCTTGCCTGATTGCTTTTTTAAGTTTCTTTTTCTCGGCGTCATCGGCCTTGGTCGACATCACAAGAATGGACTTCAGGTTAGACCGCACCGCTTTGGCGACCGCTTCGGCTTGACCTGCAAACATATCGGCCATGACGGGCAGTAGTTTTCTCTCGCCACGGTTTGATGACTCTTCCAAAAGATCACGGCGCCTCGCGGGCCAACCGTTCGTTTCTCCGGCCTTAAAAATAGAGCCGATCATCGACCTGTTTTTTTGCTTGGTCTGGCGCAGCTCCAAAGTCTTTGCATCAGGGCCCTCATCATTTGCATCACTTGGAGGAGTTTCCTCCGCCGCCTGATCCGCACGAGAAGCCTCGTTGCTGTCGTCTTGCGTTTCAGCCTCTGGGCTGTCTTGTTCATCGTCTACGCCTCCCGGCGCCATCATCATCGGTGCTGGGGCCGCAAAGCCCGGGGCCTTATCACCACCGTCTAAGGGCGGAAGCTCAAGCTCAGCTCTGACTTCATTTAAAGTCATGTAAGACATTTTCTTCGTGACCAAATCAGCCAAGGCGACCTCATCGGGGCGCAAGGCTTCGATTTCTGATAAGTCAAAATCGATGTAGTAGCCCTCTCCCAGGCGGTCACCTAATTTCTTATTGAGTGATCCGGCTATGAGCTTCATCGTTGTCTTGAGCGTGCCTTGCCAAAACTGGCGCACGGCTGCGTCAAATTCTTTAGAGCCAAGTCCACCGGCTTCTTGCAGCGACACGACTTGCTTTGGGATATCCAGCAAAGCCAAGATCACCTCGCGGTTCGACAAAATATAATCTTTCAGCTGTTGATCACCGAGGCTATCGCCGACCGGCTTAGCCGTGACACCCTTCGGTAGCACCATGGGACGGCGTTGATTGCGGCGACCCGTGTAGGCTTGCTCAAAGGATCTTAATAGCCTCAAAGCATTTTTCTCGTTTGCCTCACTGGATAGCTCTAAAGCCATGCCAGGATGGGCGCCCTTGATGTAGTAGTTGAGAAGATATTCGGTCGAGTAGCGGTTGAAGAGTACCGAGCGACGCCCTGGCACAAATGGACTTAGGCCCCACCACATGCTCGACGGGTTAGGCCTGCGGATATGGCAGACCTCTTCAGGCTTAATATAAAGGCTTGAGCGGTCAAATAAAGGCATGCCGTCATCATTAAACATCGTCGTGATCATGTAGTTTTCAAGGGTCACGGGGCCGCCATTGTTGGCAAAATTTAACCGCACGCGCTCGAAAGGAATTTGTAGCAGTTGGCTTTTCACATCATAAATAATGGCATTCCCGCCAATCGACACGTCGGTGGCCACGTTATAAATAAATTCACTGCCCGACTGTTGCTCGTTGGGCTGTCCCAGTAGTTTATTGAGTGGGTGATCGTCGGCGCGGTGGCACTTGGTGCGGCCATCCGGGAGCGTTTCTTTTTTGTAAACCACGCACGGCACACCAGCAATTTTTGAGGCAATCCGGTCGACGGTGATAAACACCCAGTCCTCAGAAAACATGAGGCCCTTTAGAGTCGAGCTTTCGATGTAGGCCTTCGTCTCCTGAGAGAACATAGACCCGCCGCCAAGCTCGTCAGCCCCGTAGCCGTCGCGCACAATATTAAAGTCTTTGGTCGAAGCCTCTGGCGTCGCGTAGTAGGAATCAAACTCTTGAGCGACATCGCGCTCAGCTTTTGTTTTAAAATCATCCATTGCGCCGTCCTAGCGTTTTAGCACCTTAAGCCTCGTCATCCTCGACTAAGCTTTCGTAGTATGCCTCAAGCCCGTCCCTGGGCTGTTGATCGATTGCTCGACCGATCTCATTAACGTAGCGAACCTCAAACTCTTTGTCACCGTATTCTATCAAAGCTGCATTGGCCATCATGAGAGATGACACGCAGTCGTCGTGCTTTCCTGCCGGAGCGCCGTAGCTCATGGCCCCGGTCGACGTCACCGAAACCTCATACTGATCCATCTCAAGGATCAGATGAGACCAGCGGGGAAGCTTGATCTGCCCCTGCTCCAGGGATGTCATCAGGCGGGCCACCATTTCATTTTTCGAAGCACTGGTCCACGTCACGCCTTCATGCGGCAGGGCCGTATGCGCCAAAAGATCTTCGATGGCAGAACCCACCCCCGTCTTGTCGTGCCTGATCGTCACCACGGTTTTAAACCTTGTGGCAAACCAGATGAGACGCCGCACGCCTTCGGTATATGGGACTTTATGAAATCTATAAAACCCTACGACTTCGCTCGATGCAAGATCAATTGCAATGAAGACGGTATAATCGACACTCTTAGCCCAGTCGACTCCGATGACGACGGTCCTCGTTTTTGAATCGTCAGATGTCCACTTGGCCGCGTCCCCTTCAAAGTTAAGCCCAGGACCATAGAGAGCCGACTGCACGCCAACAAATACGGTGCCCTCGTCTAAAAACTCTGCCAGGTAGTACTGCCTAAAAAGCCTATCAGGTAATTCCCGCCTTGCACGGTCAATGATCTCGGGCGAGATGTAAGGGTTGGCCGAGGTCGGTGCTTCCAAGTAAATTTGCTCTAAAGGACGCCCCTGCCTGATCGCCCAGTACATGTGGTCTTTCGCCTCCATGGCGCGCTGATAAAACCAGTTTTTCCCAAGAGGAGTCGAGATGCACATGATCGGCCCCTTGGTCATCGTCACCGTCGTCTTGGCTGAGATGTAGACCTGCTCTTGGCACTTGGCCGCCTCGTCGATGATGTAGCCGTGGACGCCTGCGCCCTCAAGACTCATGGGGTGTTGGCCGTGCCAAAATTCAATCCTCGAGTCGACGTCGGGCGCGTAGAGATGCATGAGCGACATGTTGGCTTTGACGTCAGGCTCCGGCGGCATGATCTTTTGACAGTATTCAAGGCCGATCTTGGCTTGCTGGTAGATGGGAGCCACCCAGCGCCAAACGGTGCCGGGGCGCTCAATACAAGGCCCTGCAATCGCTGCAGCCGAGGCGATGGTCTTGCCAAACTTCGTGCCCATGGCGACAAAGATATTGCGCACGCCGTCACCTTTTAAAGCATTCATGATGATCGTCTGCTCACGGCTATGAGGCTCCGGCGGAATCATCTTGATGATATCAAACTGCGTAGGCGTCATTTTTCGTCCGTGACGTCGATGGTTGTCTGGTCATCTTTTTCCTTGGACTCAATCAGCTCTTCCACCAGGTGACGAACGAGCGTGCCGTCAGACCGCACCTCAGACTTATAGACCTTTACCTTTTGTACGTTATTGTGATCCACCGTCACGCGGTTTAAGATTGGACCGAGCAAGCACTTGGCGGCTTCAAAGGCAATTTTTTTGTCGTCAGACTTCGTGAGCTCTAGCATCTTGCGCGCGGCAATCGGGAGCGCACGCCTTAAGATATCCTCCACCGGCTCAATGGCCCGGTCGTAAGCTTTATTAAAAACAGGCCTGAGGCGGCGCCTGCGAACCTGCGCGGAACAAAGGCCCACGTGCTTGGCGAGGTCTTCGTTGGAGATGGCAGGAAATTCGACTAAAATATTTAAAAGCTGGCGATCTACCTGATCCAGCTTAAAGTCATCATAAATCTCATCTATTTTTACTTTCTTTGACACAGTTCTAAGTACCCTTAATCATCATCAAAATCATCGATGGTAGCGTTTTTTCCGCGTCGTCTGATGCGCGGCTTGATCGAGGGAACTCTCGGCGCAGCGTAGTCGACCGTGAACGCGTCGATGCCTTCTTTTTCCATCATCATAATGACGGCGGCTAGGATGTCCCTGATTTCTGCAAGATGCCTGGCGGCGGCTTGACGGCGCTTGTCTTCTCGTTGACGTGTGACGCCTGTCATGTGGGGGGAGATCAGTGCCTCTTTCAGCATCTTGATGATGCGGTAAAGACTCCGAGCGTCCTCTGAAATTAGTTCCATCCTAGAACCTCATTAGATTGCTTACTGATTAGGCTAACCGTGTCCTCTATTCGTCGCAAGTGCAACTTGGTCTTGGGGCCATCAGCATAAACTGGGCCACCACCGAAGACAGCTTTCCTTCGAGTGCATAGATGGTCTTGTGCGGTATTTTTTTGTCGGTTTCAAACTCGATGGCGTGAAGCACCTCGTGCCAGAACGTGGAAAAGCGCTCTTCCGGTGTTTGACCGAGGACGATGTAGATGGTCTTGGTTGAGGGGCATGCCACCCCGGCCAGGCCGTCTTCATTGATGCCAGGAATTTTACGGCAAAACTTGATCGAGTAGATGGAATCGACGACGAGGATTTCTTTCGGGTATTCCCGCATCTTCGGATACATAAGCACCTCGTTTTTAAAACCGTTCGTAGGGTACAAAAATGGGGGTGAGACCATTATCAACCACGACCCCGACGCCCAACACTGGCTTGTGGCGATGATCCTTGCCGTATTGAAAGGCGTAAGACTTATCGTCAATCAAAGAGCCTACGTTAAAGCCGTAAAATCTTTTTGTTTCGGTCTTGATAAACGTGATCGCTGCATGCGAGTGAAGATGTCCGATAATGGTATTCATGCCAGCGTCGACGGCTGCATTGCGAGCCCCGTTTTGTCCGCTGTAACCCATGCCGTGAATCATCAAGATGGGATGCTTGGTCGGGATCTCCCAGCGGTCTTTCCAAACCCATCCCTTAGGAGACTCAATAATTTTTTGGTACGGAATCAACATTTGAGACGGGATTTGTGCTGCGGCTGCCTTGCGAGCCCAGCGAAGGCCGTGATTAGAGACCGCTAGTTTCATGTCAGGGAAGGCTCGGTACCAAGCTTTTAGTCTTTGCTTGGTGTCTTCGATTTCAGACAGCGCCGTGTGATGTCCGTCGATGGCCTTGTCCCACTGTCCGCCGAAGTAGTGATCGACTTCGTCTCCGACGTTGTAGATCGAGCTAAGTGGTATTTTAAAATCTTTGGCGACGGCTTGGCAGAACTTCAACGCGTTCGGCGCTTCGAAGGGAATTTGGAGATCAGAAATAAACATCAACCGCTCAAGGGTTTTAGTCATTGGCACCTCCCGCTTTCACCAGTTTAGGGATGGGCAGGCTCATGCCAAAACTTTGCCTCTTTTTTGAACTTAGAGATTAAAGCTCTTCAGGAGGATAGAAATAATCATACCAGTTAGGACTCATGGGTGGTGCGATGTATTCCACCACAGCATACTTGGCCAGCATGCCAGCGGGCGTACAAATCAGCCAGTAGCCCGTGCCCCACGTCCCGACATCACAAGCAATCGACACGCCCCAAAAAGCGACGACACCACACAGCGGTACGAAATGTTTTTTGTATTCCGCTGGGCTGATGGCGTAGTCCGGGATCGAATCAAAGTGAAAAACGCAAGGGATGGCGTAATTTATCACCTTGAGGTCTTCTAGGTGCGTGATGGCCATGACCTCAGGCCCGAGCTTCTCTAGGAGCATGTCGTAGGTTTTCGTGAGAAATTCAGACATGGGCGCATAGTCGCCGATCTCTTTGAGATGCATATTGTTGTGGTTGGCCACAATCGCAAGGAGCAGGCCAGCGTAGTGGCGGTGGTATTTATCTTCGAGAGCCTTCGCGTCGCTACGGTAGCCGTTTTGACGAAGCTTATGGGACGCGATACTAATCATCTTGGCCAGCGAGGCGTCCACCTTTACTGCCAATGCGTCTTGATCCATGTCGCGGATGAAGACTCGAAATTGCTCGACTTCGGATTGCTCGAATGTTTGGACTGCTGGATCATCCGCTGCCACTAAACGAGTCGACGACAGCACGAGAAACGCAATCAACGTGATAAGCCTCATCATAGACACCCCCCGATGTATGAGATGCGTTGACTATATGACTGATTGAATTATTCGGTGAGCTTTGACAGCCTAGTTCTCAAACCAGGCAAGGCGTCTACGGCTTTTTGTTTTTGATTTTTTGACGATATCGAGAAAGTCCATGATTTCGTCGTGAGAAAAACCAGCCTCTAAAAGCAGGTTGATCGACTTTTCCTTGCCGTGATGATAAACGGGGTGATCGGTATTTTTTGCAGCAATCTTTTTTTGAAACGTCGTGTAAATAAAATGCTTTTTAAACTTGTCGTCCATGACCAGTCAACCTCCCTCACTCGATGTCGCTTAGCTTTTTGATGGCATCTCTAAACCGTTCGTATACTTTGTCCCCGGATCCGGATGATTCGATGTACACTTTTTGATGAAAGTACAAAGCCTCGGCTGCCACTAACGCTTCAACAATCGCGTCCCAGTGTTTTTCAACGCACCACGAGTTTTTAATGCAGCGATGTAGGTCTTTGATTTTCAATCAAGCTCCAGGGCATCCAGGGCTCTTTTAAGATCAAACGTCGACACGTCACCTTTGACGTAAGACCGAGCGGCATCGGCAATAGCTACAAGCCTTTTAAAATGATCGGAGGCCAACTGAATGAATTCAAAGCTTTTGAACTTTGCGCCATCAGTTTGAAGGTATTCTTTTAATTGATCAATTCTTGACACCAGTCACCTCAAAACATCATTTAAATAATGTTCGGTTGGGTAGTGCTTTAAAAGCTGTCCTGCACGCCGCCTAATCTCTCGCG